TAAGAAGGTTTACGATCCCAGAACGGCATCTACCGGCTACAGCAGCAATGCTGCACTTTGCATCCGTGACTTCCTGACTTCTTCGTATGGACTGACTGACAGTGCTATAGATGATGTGAGCTTTTCCGCTGCTGCCAATGAGTGTGATGAAAATGTTACTTTAGATGGCGGCGGCACAGAGAAACGCTACGCCCTCAATGGCATAGTGCAAGCAAACAGATCTGTCGGTGACGTATTAGGTGATATGGTTACAGCTTGCGCTGGTACGTTATTTTGGGGTTCTGGATACTGGAAGCTAAAAGCTGGTGCTTACTCATCACCAGTTAAAACATTAACACTAGATGACCTAAGAAGCCCGATTAGCTTAGATACTCGTATTACCATGCGAGATAACTTTAACACTGTCAGAGGCACATTTATAGACGCTTCACAGGGCTGGATTAGCGCTGACTACCCAGAGGTCACAGGCGCTGCGTTTGTCACGGAGGACAACGGGGAACAAGCGTTGCTTGACCTTCAGTTGCCATTTACGACAAGTTCTGCAACGGCACAAAGGCTTGCCAAGCTGACGTTGTATAGAGGTCGTGAGCAGATGACCTTTAGCGCTGACTTTGGCTTAGAGGCACTTGAGGTTGAGGTTGGGGATATTATTGGCATTACCAACGCTCGATATGGATTTAACGCAAAAGAGTTTGAGGTTGTCGGCTGGAAGTTTTCCTCTGACCAAGATGCTGGTGATCTAAGAGTTAATCTTACGCTGAGAGAAACATCTGCTGCTGCATTTAATTGGAACGCTGAAGAAACAGATATTATCAGCAATAATACAACCTTGCCTAACATTACCGCTGGAACAGCTATTACTAACCTCACGCTATCAGACGGCGGTTCTGAGGTGCAGGGTGATGGCAGTGTTGTGAATAGTTTAATTGCAAGTTGGACTGCTCCTGCAAATGCTTTTGTTAGTTATTATGAAATAGAATGGGGCCAAACAAGCAGCGCTAACAGAACAACCTTCACTAGCTCAGAGCCATCTGCATTGCTGTCGCCGGTTATTGATGGGGTGAGCTATACAGCAAGGGTTAGAAGTGTATCGGTCACAGGATTTAGAGGTGCTTATTCCTCTGCTACGGCTACCTCTGGCGGGGATGTAACTGCTCCAAATGCTCCGACATCTCTATCAGCTAATGGCGGCTACAAATACATTACTGTTTCTTGGACTAATCCAGCTAACGCAGATCTGAATTATGTAGAGATTTATGAGAATGACACCAACACAACGGCAGGGGCAACTGTTGTCGGAACGTCATCAGGTAGCTACTTCGTTAGAACAAACTTAGGTTTGAACGTTACAAAGTATTACTTTCTAAAGGCTGTTGATTTTAGTGGAAACAAGTCTGGATTTACATCAGGGGCTTCAGCTACAACAGATTACATAGATAACGCAGACTTTGAGAATGGCGTCAGGCAGCTATTTATTGACCAAAACCTAGATATTATTGAACCTGTTTCGTCTTTACCAGCCTCTGGTGACTTCGCAGGACAACAAGTATTCTTAACCACTAATGGCAAGCTGTATAGATGGACTGGCAGTTCGTGGGTATTAGTTCTTGCCGCTGCTGATGGTAGTGACATAACAGACAATACGATTACAGGGAATAAAGTTATTGCGAATACGATCACTGGTGGCTTACTTGCAACATCAGGGATTATAACTAGCGCTGCTCAAATGAACAATGCGGTTATTGAAACTGCAACAATCAAAGACCTAGCAGTTGAGAGGATTAAGATCGGCAATAACGCAGTGTCAAATAGGGCAACCGCCACAATAGTTAATCAAGCCATAACAGGTAACTACAACACTTCCAGCCCTACAACACTGCTTTCTACAAGTAATTTTGCAGCCGTAGCTGGGCTTATAAACTTAACTAACGTCAATGTTATATTTAGGCCAAGCCAGTCACAACTTATAGCGAATGGCACTGACAGTAGATATGGCGTTTTAGTTCACGTTATCGTTGGCACTAGCACTATAGAGCAAGCTCAGACTTTTGTTAAAAGAAGTAACACAAGTGGTTTAAACGTAACCTATAACTTATTCACACTTTACCAAAATATAGGGTCAGAAAGTATATCTTTAGTTTGCCCGTGGGTCGTATATTCAAGCGGAAACTATAACATACAAGTAAAGATTAACTGTGGTTATTTTACAAACACTGGCGCTTGGGGTTCTCAAACAATATCTGGAAGGTTCGATGGTGCACTTGAAACGGACTATTTGGCAAAATGATGTATAGATATGCAAGATTTAGCGATGAAGGTTTCTTTAGGGGAACTACAACATCTTCATCACCTGTGGCTTCATCAGATTTCAATTTGATTGAAACAGACATACCCGACATTGATTTACTATCAGCGAGGCTTGTTGACGGAGAGATTATAAAAGATGTTGGCCTTGAAGAAATTGACAACTCTTTATCTGCTGAAGCTGTGGAAATATTAGCTAGAGAAACAAGAGACTTATTATTGCAGCAATCAGATTGGACGCAAGTTCCTGATGCCCCCGTAGATGTGGCTGTATGGGCTACCTATAGGCAGTCTTTAAGGGATTTACCATCACAGCAAGGCTTCCCAGATAACATTATTTGGCCTGATAAACCAGAATAAAGGAAAATAAAGTGGCATACAAACTAGGAACACGTAGCTTACAGAACTTGTCAGGAGTACACCCTGATATGCAAGCTGTAGTTAAGAAAGCAATAGAGATCACTGAGGTAGACTTTACAGTTATCGAAGGTATACGTCATATTGATCGTCAGAGACAGTTACTCAAAGAGGGTAAGTCAACTACACTAAACTCAAGACACATCACAGGTCATGCTGTAGACATGGTTCCTTGGCCTGTAGATTGGGAAGACTTAGATAGGTTTGAAACTATGGCTGAAGCCATGAAGGATGCAGCAGAAGAGCTTGACATTTCCATCGTATGGGGTGGTGACTGGAAGAGCTTCTATGATGCACCTCATTTTGAACTTGATCGTAAAGTCTACCCAGCATGAGTAGAGAAGAAGATAATTGGCACCTCTCTAGGAGTGTACCTATAACCCTTATCTTTGGTCTTATAGCTCAAGCAGCAGCTATTGTGTGGACTGTCTCTATGATGATGTCAGACATTGAACGTAATGGTGAAGAGATCATGCGTATGCAATCCAGACTAGCTAGTGTAGAAGACGCTACACAAAGGCAAGCAATATCTATGGCCCGCATAGACGAGAACATTAAAGCAATCCGACAATCAGTAGAGAAAATGGCTAATGATAAGTAAGGATTGTTATGGTAGACCCATTCACCGCTCTAGCTGCGGTCAAGACTGCTGTCAGTGCAGGTAAAGAGCTTGTCTCAGTTACTAAACAAATTGGTGAGTTCTTTGATGGTGTCGATGAACTAAGGAACAACCACAATAAGAAGAAGAACAGTCTCTTCTCAGGTGATGATGAGAACAGTATGGAGACTTTCGTTAAGCTACAGAAGGCTAAGGACGCTGAAGAAGAACTCAGAGCCATTGTGATAGCTACTAGAGGTTACTCCGCTTGGGGTGAACTACAGGAAATCAGAGCTAGAACACGTAGAGAACGTAAAGAGAAAGAAGCTGCTGATAAACTCCGTAAGCAAGAGCTAGTAGAGAAGGTAGTTGTTATTGGGGGTACTCTGACTGTGTTGTCTATTATAACTGGGATAGCTGTACTTCTAATAATGTCATCAAAGGGGATGTTATAATGTTAGAAGCTATAGGCACTGCACCATTTCAAATGGCAATGAACCCGCCTGAGAACCAAGACAAGACACCTAAAGTAATAGAGCAATCTACAAGGAAGCCTGTAACATTTAAGGTAGAGCCTGTTAATTACACCAATCAAGGTAAACCTATACAGACTAAACCTGTAGGAACATTAGTAAACTTCGAGGTCTGATATGGAAAGAATACTAGCTTGGAAACTTATGCCAAGACTTATGATGCTCGTTATGACTATTATGTATATACGTGTAATAGAGTGGGGAATTAGTTTGGATGACTTAAGTACCCAACAGAGTGCTATGATTAGTGTCGTAAGTGGTGCTATGACTGGTACGATAGCCGTTTGGCTAGGGAGTGAAAAGAAATGATAGGACAAATATTAGGTAGCATAGTTGGTCTAGCTACAAGTGTAATCGACAGTAAGACACAGATCAAACTAACTGAGGCTGAAATTAAGAAGAAGCAGCTTACAGGTGAGATTGACTGGGATCTAGCTGCTATACAAGCTACACAAAACTCATGGAAAGATGAGTGGATAACCCTACTTTTCAGTATTCCCCTGATACTAGCGTTTTGTGGTGATTGGGGTAATGCTATAGTACAAGCTGGGTTTGCAGCACTTGAGACTATGCCAACATGGTATCAGTATTCCCTTGGTGGGATCGTATCGGCATCCATAGGAATTAGGTCAGTGTCTAAATTCTTCGGTAAATAATAACAACAAAAAGACTACTTTATAAAACTAAATAACCCCCCTAGGTTAATTCCTAGAGGGGCTTTTTTTATTCTTCTGGGGGGTTCATTTCTGGTGGTGTTAGTTCAAGGTGTGTCATAACCATAGCCAGACCTTCGTAAAGAGTATCTATCTCTCCTTTGATCTGTCCAAACTTATATGCCAACCCTGCTGATATAATCAGGTTTACAACTATAATACCCTCAAAGAGTGTAATTTGCATTATTTATGTGTCTCCGTCCATCGTTTGCGTAGTCTATTAAGGTACCAAATTGCTTTGTCGATATCCTCTATTCCGTTCTTGTACTCACAACGCCACATATATTTCAACACATTAGCTGCGTGTGGTGATATACTGCCTGACATATTTTCTGTCATAGCCTCTATAGCGTCAATACACTCTATACCTGCTTGATTGTAGTGTACAGGCTTCTCAACAGGGTCGTGCCCTACCTGATTCAGTTTATTTAAATCCCATTTAGCCATATAGCTCTCCTTTCATAAACCGTATTATACGCTCTCTGGAACCTGAAAGCAATAGCTTTTTGCAATAGATTCGGGTGTGGGCCTAGTTTTCATCAATTCTTTTTCCATTCTGTTACCAAGTTGGACACAAGATGCCCTCTCCATAAATACTCCATTAAAAGAATTTACCTTGATATTTCCTTCGTGCATTAGAATTACTACTAGAACCCACATAGGTTTCTCCTGTTTTTGTCAGTCGGTCTTTACTAGCTCCGCTGATGTGTATGGTATATGAAAAAATAACTCATTCTTCCGTATATATCTTCCCTTTGCTCCACCTAAACTTTCCTTGGTAAGCAGTGTGTCCTTGATACGCCATGCTTGCTTCATGTCTTTACGGAAGACGTAGAAGTTTAGTACACCGTTCTCAGCCCCATGCTTGTCTAACAGCCTCTGTTTCCTCTCAGGAATGCGTATATCCTTCCAAGTAACAGGCCAGTCCCCATCCCAAGCTACTTTAACCTCTGCCTCATTAAAATAAGTGTATCCACCCTTCTGAGACACGACATCAACGTAGTAGTTCTCTTCTGTGTTTACTATAGTATGGCCCCTGCTTTCTAGCAGGGACACAAGTGCTTCTTTTGCAGGGCCATCATAGGCTTCGTATAAAGCCCTGCTAAACTTTTTTCTCTCGCCAGCCATTATAGAAATATCTCTAAGGCTGCGATTACGGTAACGATTACTGCGTAAACTTCTAGTCCTGTCATATTAAACTCCTTTCTTTTATGTTATATCAACCATTTCACAAACATCCCCAGTACAAGCCATTGTCTGCATACCAGATGTGTTGTCTTCTTTTTCGTAGTCTGATAACTTTGTCCAGTCAATATCTGTCGGCATGATATTAGACAAAGACTCATAACTATGCAAAGATATATTACCATCTACATCGTACTCTGGCTCAGTCTTGTTTACCTCTTGGTATGGTGCTTGCTGGTAAGTGTGATCTGAGTGTGGCAAGAAAGATACACCACTCATTTCATCAAAGTATTTATACACAAATGCACCTACTTCCATCCACTCACCATCCCGTACTGAGATCGTCACGCTTGGTTTATGCTCACACCAATGTCTTTGATACGCAAGCCACATTTCTAGCTGTTCAATAGCTGTCATGTCGTTACGTGTAATAGACCCAGCGGGTGACTGCACAGGGAAACTGAACACTGTCGTTGTGTCTGGTTTCATTACACAAGGCTCACTAGGCACTCCCTGATCCTTTAGGAAGTTAGTAAGTGGGTCTTTGTTGTCACCACGTACTGTACGGATGTAGTATGGGCTGTGGCGAGCATGTATTCCAGAACTGCTGTCAACAAGTTGTGATACCGTTCCCGATGGTTTTACGCACGTAATAGCAGCCGCTACAGGAATATCAAGGCGCTCTGCCCATTCCTTGTTTGTCTCAACTGCAACGCTCTTTAGGTGTTCTAGGGTTTTTGCTAAACCTACATTCTTACTTGTCATAAGAACATTGTCCATTATCCCTGTGAGTGACACACCGAGCAACCGCTCTTCTTCTGTGTTGGTAGTCCACACCTTTCGCAAATACGGAAACTTGGTGAAGGTTGATTGGATAGTTCCCAAAATAGTTGCCATACGGACTTTGCGTTCCAAATCTTCAATGGTATCCGTAGCACGTACAACAACTTCTGTAAGGTTGCAGAACTGATACGGCCTAAGTATAATTTCGCTGCACGGGTTAGTTCCGAACTCATAATTTGCATCCCTACGTCCATTCTTAGCTGCTTGTATCTTACTTGCTTGTCGATTAAACACACCACGTTCACCAGACTTAGACTCCACAAGTGCAGTCCACTCACGCATGAATGTCTCCATGTCAGGCTTTTCTGTGTAGCTTACACTGTTGTTAGCTAAGGCACGATGACCAGCAGTTTCCCACCACTGTCCTGATTTAGCATGACGCATACGGTCATCAGACAGGTTAGACAAACTAATCATAGCACTACGGCGTACACCACCAACCACTACGACTTGACCAATAAAGCACATAAGATCATGACACTCGAGACTAGACAGCTTACGCCCTTGTGCAGCTTTGAATGTCTGTACAGCGAAGTTGAATAGCTCAACCAGAGGTGCTGGACCACTAGCTCTACCACCAAATGTTTTTAGTCTTGCACCAGCAGGTCGGATCTTAGAGACATCCCACTTAGGGATTTCCCCTGCCCATAACAAGGCTAGTAGTTGACGGAAGCCTTTGGCCCAGCCCTCTTTACTGTCCTTAACGTGAATGATTGTGTCGCTAACAAACAACTCAGGAACCTCTGGCAGTTTAGATATGAATTGACGTTCAACACTGAACCCCACCCCTGTACCACACAAGAGAATGAACATAGCTTCATCAAAGCTCTTAGGGTCATCTACAGGCAGGTAAGAACAATTATACCCTGCTGTATTGTCACGCTCTAAAGCCTTGCCAGCAGTCATCATAGCTCGCATAGAAGGCATTACATCTAAGTTTAAGATAGCCTGTTCTATATTCTTAATGTACGTATCATCACCAGCCTTTGGCTTGACCACACTGTCTATGTAACGGCTCACAGTCTCTGACCATGTTTCTCTTGCATCACCTTTCCAACGAGCATAACGTGAAAGTGCAATAAAGTTTTGGTAGGGGGTGGGGAGCATATTATTCATTCTTGTTCTTTTCCTCTCGCTCTCAAAGTTTTATCTTCTTCTAACCAGACCATTCGATCAATGTTTGACCTAGATATACCAATATCTTTTAATTCTTTGTCTGTCAACTGGTTTAGTTGTTTAATTGCTAGACGGTGACTTCGCCATGTCGCAAGGTAGTTCATGTAACGCCAGAACCACGACATGCCAGATTGTTTCTTACTCACCGATTATCTCCTGATCCTTGTAGTGTACCATTCTTTACACGATCATTCAACTTCTCCATGTTCAATTCGATAATCTTAATCAAACTGCCACCAAAGATGTTGGATAGTGCTACTGTATAAAATAGTACATCTCCTAGCTCTTTCAAGACCGCATCGTCATCAATTCGCTTATCACGAAACAACTTCTTGATCTTCTCTGATACCTCACCAGCTTCGCCCGTAAGACCTAGTGCATTTTCAATTAACCGCTCACGCCCTTTTGTAAGCATCTTGTCCTCTACAAATTGTGAGTACATGTCAATCATATCTTTCATATCTTTCGCTGAGTACATCAATGTATTACTATCTCCTCGTTTATCATTCCTATGTCTATAGAAGAATACTCAGCCAAAGCTATAGCCTCTTCTTCTGACACATTACTATCATTCATGGCACGACCCACTAATAGGTACTTAGCCATAACCCTTAACTTGTCTATATCTTCTTCTTCATCTAGCACATCATAAACCTGTATATAATCCGCTATCATCATAACCATTCCTCTGGTATAGAACCTTGTGCCCATCTGAAATTATTTTTGTCGCACCAATCAGCATAAGTTGACTTAGCACCTTTAAATAGTTTTGCTTTAGCGTTCTGAAACACAAATCTTATGTCATGGTCAAACTGACGTTGTATAAGTAAGTGCTTCTTTCTGTCTGCTGCTACAAACCTTCCTTTTGTTTCGACTATAATTCCGTTTGGTAGTATGAAGTCTGGGGTGTAGGTACGTATTTCATTAACCTCGTATTTAATCTTCATGGTTTCGTATTCGTACTTAACCCCACCCTCATCTAACTCTTTAGACACTCTCTCTTCTAAACCAGATCTCCAGCCATGTTTTATCGCTTGTCTGGTGGTTGCCATATCTCCCCCTCATATCTCCTTAGCCACAAAAGCCTAGCATTTTCTAGTACACGGTCTACGGCACCGTCATAAGCATCTAATACAGCGTCCCACATGTCTTGCTCTGTTTCAAGTCCCTTAAGTATGTTAGAGGCTTTTACTGGGCCAACTTGTGAAAGTCCATGTATATTATCTGCACTATCTCCCGTAAGTATTTGTGTATAGAAAAACTTATTTCCCTCGAAAGGCTCTACCTTTGTTAA